AGTGGGCAATGCAAATACCCGAGTCGGATCATAGCATCCAGGCGCTGATTGACAAGCACCACGAGCAAAAAGCCGAGCCTCCCAGACCGCACCTTGGCGTCAGCACGCTGGGCCATGTGTGTGACCGCTGGCTCTGGCTGTCGTTCCGGTGGGCTGTACAGCCCAAGTTTCCGGGCCGAATCCTGCGCCTGTTTCGCCGTGGCCATCAGGAGGAGACGAACATCATCGCTGACCTGCGGGCCATTGGCGTAGACATTCGCAAGATGTCAACCCAGCACCGGGTGGATTTCGGCAGTCACGTTTCTGGCTCACTGGATGGGATCATTGAGAAGGGCGTGCCAGAAGCCCCCAAGGCCCAGCATGTGGCCGAGTTCAAGACTCACAGCAAGAAGTCATTCGATGACATGGTCAAGAACGGCGTGGAGAAGTCCAAGCCCGAGCACTTCGTTCAGATGCAGGTCTACATGCACGGCACGGGCATCGAGCGGGCGCTCTACTTCGCCATCTGTAAAGATAACGACCAAATCTATACAGAACGCGTCAAATATGACAAGGAAATCGCGGAAAAGTATGTGCGTCGTGGGCATTACATTGCATTGTCCGAGCGCATGCCACCGCCGATCAGCGAAGACCCGAGCTGGTATCAGTGCAAGTTCTGCGACGCACACAAGTTCTGCCACGAGAGCAAAACCACAGAGCACGCCAACTGCCGCACCTGCGCTCACGCTACGCCCAAGTCCGACAGCACTTGGCACTGCGCTCGCTGGGATGATTCGATTCCGCTAGACGCCCAGCGCACGGGCTGCGAGAGCCATGTGCTGCATCCTGATCTGGTGCCGTGGCAGCGCAAGCCTGGGCCTGACGAGTGGAAGGCTATCTATGTGATCAATGGCAAGGACGTAGCCAATGGCCAGCCGGGCGACGGCGTGTTCAGCAGCCGCGAGATATTGGCCAATCCGAGTGAGTGCGCTAGTCCTGGGCAGATGCTGTCGCAGTTGCGGGAAGAGTTTAATGGAAGGATTGTGGGGTGAACAAAATCGAATTCGGAGACTGCCGCGACACGATGCGGCGCTGGGCCAGCGAGGGCGTCAAGGCGCAGATGTGCGTCACCAGCCCGCCTTACTTTGGCCTGCGCGACTACGGGCATGACGGGCAGATCGGTTTAGAGCAAACGCCCGAGGAATACATTGCCGCGATGGTTGAGGTGTTCCGGTGTGTGCGCGATGTGCTGGCCGACGATGGAACGCTATGGCTGAACATTGGGGATAGCTATGCTAGCAACCCGGCCAGCGGTGGGCAGCAGACCAGTAAGATGACAGGAGGCGAACATAAGCGAACCCCATCTGAGCGCAAGTATCAACGGCCCGAAGGTTTGAAGCCAAAAGACCTGATCGGCATCCCCTGGATGCTGGCCTTCGCCCTCCGCGCTGACGGATGGTATCTTCGCCAGGACATCATCTGGCACAAGCCGAACCCCATGCCTGAGTCGGTGCGTGACCGCTGCACCAAGGCGCATGAGTACCTGTTCCTGCTATCCAAGTCGGAGCGGTATTTCTTTGACAGCGAGGCGATGCAAGAACCAGCAAATAGGCCGGAGGGGCCTGGAAACAAAACTCACCGCCACAGTAATGAAGGAATTTATGTTGGCGGTGCTCAGAAAAACATCGCAAAGATAGGCCCACGCGAAACCCGCAACCGCCGCAGCGTCTGGACAGTCGCCACCCGCCCCTACAAGGGCGCTCACTTTGCCACCTTCCCGCCCGCCCTAATCGAGCCCTGCATCCTCGCTGGCAGCAGACCCGGCGACATCGTGCTCGACCCGTTCATGGGCTCTGGCACTACCGCGCAGGTCGCGCTGCAGCATGGACGCGCATACCTCGGATGCGAACTCAATCCAGATTACAAGGAGCTTCAGGATCAGCGCATCAGCCAAGTCAAGCAAAAACAAGATGACGATCAATTGCAATTGATACTGGATTGACGATGCTCCGTGACTACCAACAGCGCACCATAGACCAGCTCTATGCTTGGTTGCATTGTGTCTGTCATTCCTATAAAATGGACTCACTGACACAAGGAGAGCACCATGCAATGTGCATTTAACGGATGTGAGCGTAATGCTGTATCAAAAGGATATTGTGACAAGCATTACAGAAGGCTGTTAAAGCGTGGCGATGTTAACGACCACGGCAGTCGAAAAGTGGATTATGGCAATGCCGTTGACCGATTTCATCAAAAGTATCAGATCGACGAATCTGGTTGCTGGCTTTGGACTGGTGGGACAAGGCCAAACAACAAAGGCGTGGCATATCCAAGGCATTGGACTGATGACCGAAAGTCAATTGGGGCGCATAGATTTTCATTTGAGCTTGTGAATGGCGAAATACCGAAAGGCATGTACGTTTGTCATAAATGCGATACGCCGCTCTGTGTGAACCCAGATCATCTTTTTGTTGGAACGCACCATGACAACATGCGCGACATGGTTCAAAAGAAGCGTTCATTTACTGGTCGTGGAGAACACAAAAAAGGACTGGCGAAACTGACCAATCAGCAAGCAGACCAAATCAGAAAGATGGAAATATCGCAATCAAAAATTGCTGCATTGTTTAGAGTAAGTCAAACAACGATTGGACGTATTAAACGTGGAGATAGTTACTAATGCAGTTGCGTGAATATCAAACACGCGCACTGGACATGTTGTATGCGTGGTTTGAAAAGAACGCAACCGGCCATCCAGTGCTCAATATGCCAGGCGGGTCTGGCAAGTCTGTGGTAATCGCCTCGCTAGCAAAAGATGCACTGCAAAACTGGCCAAAGACACGCATCTTAATGCTGGTGCATTCCAAAGAACTGATCTTGCAAAACGCTGACAAGTTGCGCAAGCTGTGGCCTGGAGCGCCACTTGGAATTTACAGCGCCAGCGTAGGCAAACGTGATCTTGGGGAGCCGATCACATACGCTGGCATTGGGTCTGTTGCCAAACGCGCAAAGCAAATTGGTCACATTGACTTATGCATCATTGATGAGGTACATGCCGTATCAACCACTGAGAATGGCATTTACCGCAAGCTGATTGCCGACCTGCTAGAGATTAATTCAAACATGCGGATTGTTGGATTGAGTGCTAGCCCATATCGTCTTGGCCAAGGGATGATAAATGAAGGCCCGACTGCGATCTTTTCCGAAATTCTGGAGCCGGTGAGCATTGAGGAGTTGGTTTTTAAAGCTCATCTTGTGCCGTTGCGTTCAAAAACCACCAAGCACAAACTGGACACCGATGGATTGCACAAGCGCCAGGGCGAATACATCGCATCCGAGATGGAGGCCAAGTTCAACACCGATGACCACAACCAGGCCGTGGTGCAAGAGATCATTGAAAAGGCAAGCAGTCGCAAGCACTGGTTGATTTTCTGCTCTGGTGTTGCGCACTCTGAGGCCGTGGCTGAGTGCCTGCGTGCTGCTGGCATTGCTGCCGAATCATTAGACGCAACGCATAGCAAAGCGGAACGCGAGCGAAAACTGGCCGACTTTGAATCTGGTCGAATGCGTGCTATTTGCTCAGTTGGAATCTTGACGACTGGCTACGATTTTCCTGCGTTGGACTGCATTGCATTCTTGCGGTCTACGATGTCGCCAGGGCTTTACCTGCAAATGGCCGTGCGAGGCATGAGACCACACGCTGGAAAAACAGACTGTCTGGTTCTTGACTTCGCTGGCGTGGTGGAGATGCATGGGCCGATTGTCGCTGTGCAGCCCCCGAAGAAGGGCGGCGATGGGGATGGTGAAGCCCCTGTCAAGGTCTGCGACAACTGCGACGAGCTGGTGCATATCTCGGCAAAAGAGTGTCCTTCCTGTGGCCATCCCTTCCCTGAGCCAGAGGAGAAGAAGCTCAAGCTCCGCAACGACGACATCATGGGGATGGAGGGCAAAGACTTTGAGGTGACGGGCTGGAGCTGGCGCAGGCACATCAGCAAGGCCAGCGGCAATCTGATGCTTGCTTGCACCTACTACGGGAGCCTGTCCGACAAGCCAATCACGGAGTATTTCCCCGTGCTAAACGATGGCTACGCAGGCCAGATGGCGCTGCAAAAACTGATGGCCATCGCTGAGAAAAGCGGAGCTGATCTGGCTGAGATTCGTATCCTAAAAGATACGGAGGCGCTTGATTACATCGTCATCCAGATGGGGAAGTCGAAACATCCGAACGCAATCGAGTACCGGATGGACGGTAAATTTTTCAAAGTCGTAAGGAGGACATGGGATGAGACACGCGGAGCCTGAGGTTGTGACGATGTACAAGGACTGGATCAAGGCTGGCCCGCCCAGGTGCTGCCACACCTGCGAGCACTATGGGACTGATGGCCTGTGCATTGAGTTCTGGATGCAGCCCCCGCCGGAGTTCGCCGCCTCCGTGGGAGAGTGCGACAAGTGGCAGCAGGAGGTTTCGTTTTGACTGATGCCGTACCGAGTGAACATTTTGAGCAGCGCGAGCTGGTGAAGTGGTTCCGCCAGACCTTCAAGGGCGTGAGGATCTTTGCAATCCCCAACGGAGGCGTCAGAAGCCTCTCTACGGCCGCGAAATTGAAGGCTGAAGGGGTGAGTAGCGGGGTGCCTGATCTGTGCGTCCCAGCGTGGCGCTTGTGGATTGAGATGAAGCGGGTCAAGGGCGGCTCACTGAGCGCCGAACAGAAGGATTGGATCGCGTACCTAGAAGGTGTGAAATACTGGTGTATAGTGGGCAAAGGTGCTGAGGACGCCAAGACAAAGATCCTCGCTTTCAAGGAACAACATGACAAAAGATCGATACATGACAGTGCGCCTCCCGGCGGAGGTGGAAGCCCAGATTCGACAGCAGGCCTCGGCCAGCACTAGGACGCTGGCGGCTCAGATCCTGCACTACATCAAGCAGGGGCTGGCCCAAGAAAAGAGCAAAACCTAGGGTTTCCCCTATATTCTGATTGTGTGAGATTGTGGGACTATATGTCTGTCAACAACGCAACAGGAGCAACACATGAGCACCCTTGATTTTTGGTCAATTCAGATGGATTGGGCTCTCGCCGCTTGTCAGTGCGTAGAAGAGCAGCGCGAGTTTGAATTTTTTGTTTGATAAAACAGGAGCAATGCAAATGCAAACCACCAAACGCTACGCCCGCACCCTTGAAGAAGCCTTTGGCCCCGGCCACCGAGGCGGCATCTACGAGGCTCCATCCGAGTTCGGTCTGGCCGATAAAGTCATCACCGGACTGTGCGGCATCATCTTGTTCGGTCTGCTGATCGCAATCGTCGGGGGGTGGCTGTAATGCACGACAAACTCAACGGCGAGATCGACAAGATCGTTGCGGAGATGGCACCTCCGCAGAACTCCATTGGGATGATGTCCACCGATGACGTTGTGCGCCTAGTTCGCAAGGCGGCAACGCAAGGCGCTATGGCTGGCTGGGTGGCTGGCGAGCGCACTGCTCGCTCTTACTGGAGCGGGGAGATGGACAAGCTGCGCGAGCGCATCAAAGAGTTGAAGGAGGAACTGATCAAATGACAGGCCCATACTTTGAATCGTGGGAGCACGACAACTTGGTGAAGTTCGCCAAGGAAGCCTACGACAAGCTCCAGAAGCAGGAGGAAGAGCTGCAACGGTTGCGAAACCAGTGGCCGTTTCCTAAGAGCAACAGTTATCCGAATGACATGCCAGAGGCGCTGCTGTGATCCTAGTCTTCGCCCTCCTGATCCTCTTCGTCTCCATGCTGGCGATGATCCCGTTGGCGCTAGACCCTGAGCTGCGCCAGAACGTCACGTTCTGGGGCATCCCTGTAATGGTAGTTATCGCTTTTTTGCTATGGGCGTAAGAATCCAATTAGTTCGTGAGCTTCTGCGTGCCAGCGATGGCCTAACAGTCGCCCAGATTGCGCAAGCGGTGCAGACCGACACCTCGCACATCCACCGGATGCTCAACAAGTTCCCCGACGCCTACATTGACCGCTGGATCAAACGCGGCAACATCACCACCGCCGTCTGGTGCGTCGTCACCCCACCACCCAACTGCCCTCGACCCGAGAGCCGGAGAAACAAATGAAACGAACCTGCAAATGCCCTCCCAATAGTCCCTTCCACTGGCAGGACGATCCTCGCCCGTCGATCTTCGCCCAGGAGAATGGTGCGCTACTATCCATGCGCCAGACTGAGGTCGTCGAGAACGCCCGCAAAGAAGGCCGCGACATCGGCCACATCCCTGGCGTCAGCACCAAGGTGCGAGTCTTCCACTACTACTCCCGCGCATGATCGAC